GGCCAGTCGACGGATGCAGCGGATAGTCCAGCAACTCCGGTATCACCGTTATGCCGATGTTCTCCTGCCAGCAATTCGAGTCATTGAAAAATTCATCCAGCACATCGAACAGCTGCGCCTGCATGGCAGCCTGCGAAGCCCCCATCAACGCAGTGTCCGCCTGTCCGAGAATTTTAACCCAGTAGCCCGCAAGGTTGGATTTGCTCATTGTCCTTGTTGTCCTCTGCCTGGCCCTGAACCACCGGCCACGCCAGGCAACGCACGGCCGACCAGTCCGGCGCTGAACAGCGCGAAATACGAAGTCGCCCGGCTGTCCTGGACGTCCTCTTGATCGCGTTCCAGCGCGTGCGCGCACAGCCCGTGCAGGATCGCCAACCGGAACTGCGGCTCCATCTCGACATAGGTGTCATCCACCTCAGTGAACGCCTGCGTCTGCCCGCGCGTCCGCATGTTAAAGATGAACAGATCAGTGCGCAGCCGCCGCGCTTCCAGCAGAGTGACATTTAGAGACGTCAGCAAGGAAGCGTCGTCATACCGATAAGGCGGAATGATATCCTGCAAGAGCGTGCGCGCGTCGGCAACGTAATCGGCGACAGTGGCAAGCGTCGGCTGATCCCGGTCGCTGAACTGCCCGAAATAACTTGCGCTAGTCGGCATGGGGCTTCTCCATGTACGCGAGAACCGCCCGCAGCTCAGTAGCCGTAGCGTCGCTCTTGATGCGGTTGGCCCGATGTGAGATCACGAACACATTCCCTAGCACATAACCGGCTTCGTTGACTTTGCGATCAAGCGTTGGGACCGAATGCCTTATCTTGCGCGAGCCTGGGCTCGTTTTGTTGTAGTCCAATTCCAATCCTAGAATTGGACAGTGCGTAGGCCACTCCATCGCTTCGACAGAGATATTATACGGAAGTCCATCGCGTTTGGCTCGTGATTTAGCCTGACAAACCAGAGCTTCGCGAGGCCTCCGAAGTCGCGCATTTCGTTGATACTCAGCGTATTTGGCCAAGCGCGTCTGTCGATATTCGCGCTGCTTATCACGACGATCGGGATAGTGCTCACGCTCGTACTCGCGATGATAAGCACGCTTTTTCTCAATGTCTTTGTAGGCCATTCCAACATCTCCTTCAGTTGAGATGCCGGACGTTATACGAGTGGTGTAGACTTGCAACCCACACCACTCGTTAACAGTTTAACGCTCCTTAGCCACCAGAAATGACCTGTGCCTGGACGAGCGCAGAGCTGTCGACTACCTGATCCTTTATCTTCATAACGAGACGCTACTCTCGTTACCGCCTTTTGGGCTGCTGCATATTCCTATGCAGAGGAGACTATATCATCACCCCTTTCGGGGGCCGGGCGCTTCGGACCGCTTGGTCCTACGAGCTTTCGCTCTAGTCGTTGCACCTTCCGCTCACGCGGCTTGGCTCAGGATTGGCCGGTCTGGCGTTCCCCTGAATTCACCCGGTTCTTCGATGCCGATTACTCGGCAAAGGGACTTCAAGATTGTTAATCCATAGACTTGCAGGCCACGAAGGATTTGGCCGAAGGTCAATTCGCTCCGAAGCGTCTCGACCTTGCTGATCTGGCTGGCAAACGTCAGAGCGTGGGCGTGGCCAGCAAAGATCGGATACTCGCCGGCCGCGAAGTTGGTCGAATCCGTCGTGGCGGTCGGCAGCAGATTGCTGATGTAGAGCGTGAACCGATCAATCATTCCGAGCCGGCCATTGCGCAGCATGGAGACCGGATCGCCCGACAGATAGGCCTGCCGGAGCTCCGACTGCTTGATCTGGCGCCCGGCCCATGACGGCAGCACCACCCAGCGGCCCATCTCGGGGATGTTCTGCTCGTCCAGGCACTGGCCCATCTTCAGGAGCAGATCGATCAGATTGGACTGGCCAGCCGTCGCACCCTGGCCCACCACCGTGATCGGCGTGCCCTTGATCCCGAGGTTGATGTTGCCGGAAATCTTTCCGGCCGCAGCACCCCTGTTGGTGGTTGCCTGGGCACCGCCGACGATGCCGTCCAACACTTCCGTGTCAACAGCGATCTTGAGCTGCTGAGCTGCATCCCTTTATCTTCATAACGAGACGCTACTCTCGTTACCGCCTTTCGGCTGCTGCATGTTCCCATGCAGAGGAGACTATATCATCACCCCTTTCGGGGGCCGGGCGCTTCGGACCGCTTGGTCCTACGAGCTTGCGCTCTAGTCGTTGCACCTTCCGCTTTCGCGGCTTGGCTCAGGATTGGCCGGTCTGGCGTTCCCCTGAATTCACCCGGTTGTTCGATGCTAATTACTCAGCAAAGGGACTCTGCCGAATCCGACCATATGCTCAGGACATTCAGATCGCTCTGCACCTCCATCACGTCGTCGAGGATCAGAGAGAAGTAAAAGCCGTTGCCGATGTAGAGCTCGACCGAGCCTCCAGTCGGTCGATCAAGACCAAGCAAACCGTCCGCCTGATACTTGCGGATCGTGATCGTAGGCTTCGTCCGGATCTTGACGCGATCGCCCTGGTTGGCGATTTCGCCTTCGTAGTCGGTCGCCAGCAATCAAACAACACTATTTGTCTGATCTGCTTCCCACTGTCGCTTACGCTGTTGCGCACCAGGTCCCATGAACGACGGAATATCACGTACCGTCGCCAGAAGCTTGGCCACTTCAGCGCCCGGACCACTCAGTCTGTGCGGCTGGACTTGGAGTTGTTTCATCGCCAATTGGATACGCTCCGCGTCGCGGAAGTGCCCCATCTTGGCGCAACCGAGAAGGAAATAGGCCTGATCGTTTTTGAGCACCATGTGCTTGGCCAATGCAGTTTTACCGCTCTCAAACATCGAGCGGACTTTGGCCGCGTCCATGGACAATACCCAAGTGACGATTGGCGTACCATTCTCGGTTACAAACTCCTGAACGGACCCTCCGTAAGCCTTCTGCAACAAGTCGATCCCGACCCGTTCCACGGCCTCATCGCATACCGAGAGCACCGGCTGTGCCGACATGCCCTTTGGGATACGAATAGCGAACGATCCATTCCCGTCGATATAACCGGCGGCCCACTTTCGTGTCGGATGTTTTGGCATCGGTGACGCGCCTCGCGCTGCGTCGAACCGCTGCTTCCCCTCCTGCACGTCCATGACCTCGCCGTTCATAGCGATGGCGCAGTCAGCAAGTGCTCTTTTCAGAACCAGGAATTTGCGAAGCCGCATCAAAACGCTGATGGCTTTGGTGCCGGCCACCGTCCAATGGTGTGTGCCGGTAGCATCGCGGACCCCAAAACACCCCCACACCTTCTCAAGCGAGGGAGGCGTCAGGCTGGACGCAATCAACTCCATGAAAGGCCGGCCCGGCGCTTTTTGATGGAACGAAACCACCGCATAAGCTCGCTGCGGTCCTGTTCCATCCCAATTCTCGCGCCGCATTGGCGGATTCCACATGAGGTGAATGCATCCGTCGCTATCCAACAGTCCTGCAAGATACTTGTCGCTGAGCCGGTCCTTGCCTCTGGTTCCCTTCGGTTCCAGTTTTTCAGGTCCGGTATTGCTCGAACTACCGTTTAATTCGAGATCGCGCTCAACACTGTTGAGGCGTAGAATTTCTCGCATCTGGGTTGTACCCAGTCCGACTATCGCATCGACGGATGGTGCCGTCGTCGGATCACTTAGTCTGTGCGGGTGCGAACTCATGCTTCCCTCGGGTTATGCCTATTTGCACGTTCCCGTTTTTCAGATCCGATTTTAAGCTGGCCGGAGAAAAATGCCTACCAGCTTCGCTGACCAAATCTCCATTCAGGTCAGACGCGCATCCCCAAGATCACAAAGGGATGAATCCCGTCGATTGGAGTAGGTTTCCGGTAGACCCTACGGGGGTCAGGGGCGGGACTGAGCCTGACGTTGCGCCAGGAAAACCCGCACTCGGGATAGCCATGAGGGTAGCTCCATCGCTTGGGAGCTACCGGTCCTTATAGGATACGGGCGGCCCCCGGTTTATCGGTAGCGCCCCTCGCGCTGGGCTGCGAACATATCGGCCTCCAGCCGAGCCCACTCGGCCTCGCGACCGACATACGCACCTTTACGGTGCTGTTCGTACAGCTGCTTGACTTGGGCGCGTGTGTAGATGGGTTTATCGGGGGGCACCGAGGCGTCACCGCCCGTTGCCGGCCGTGCCCTGCCAGGGGCCGCAAGTGAGGCCAGTGGGATCGCCGGTTCCCTAGGAGGCGCTGCCTGGCGGGAAATCGGCGCTGGCTCAATGTGGCCGGTAGCTTGTTCCTCGTTAAGGAACGACCTGAAGAACGAGATTACGCGCGGGGCCGAAGCGGCGGCGATAGCCTCATTCAACAATTGCTGTCTAACACAGCCCGAAAGCATGTCAACCGACCGCAGCCAGTTATGCCAACGGGGGTCGCGGTCAATGTCGCGGTAGTTCGGCACCTCGGCCGCGACCTCGGCATCGAGCCGGTGCCGCGCCTCGAGCGCGAGGCGGCGCTGCAGCTCGGCGTTCTGCTGCTCGATCTCCTGGAGCTTAGGTGCTATCGCCTGCGCGGCGGCGCGCTGGGTGAAGTTGATGAGGTCGCTGCCGTAGTTCTGGACGTCCTGCTCCGTCACGTAGGCCGGCGGCGGCGGCGGCGGGGCGGTGCGCCCATTGCTGTAAACCGCCCGCTGGGTCTGCTGCAGCTCGTTGCCGAGTTGCGTCGTCAGCTCCTCCAGTTCGCCAACCTTCTTCTGCGATGCATCGTAACGCCCATGCATCCGCTCGTAGCGATATTTCCAGGTTCCTGAATTCTCGTCTTCGGGGGGAGGAGGCGGGGAAGGAGCGGATTCCGCCGGCGCCGACTCGGCCGGGGCGTGGTCGGCGGGAGCCGACGCCTGCGAAGCCGGAGCTTCCGGGGGGGCCGAGGGTTGCTCCGGCTTAGGCTCGCTTGCGGGCGGCTTCGGGACTACGTCCCCGCTCTCCTGTTGAGCCGAAGCAAGCTGGCCTTTCTTGTTGTAAAGCGCATCGACCGCCGCGGCACGCTTTTTCACGGCGTCAGGGATCGAGTTCGGGTCAATTGGTGCCCGCGCAAACGGCTTTTCGTCGACGGTCACGTCAGCCATGTTTTATCTCCTCCAGGATGCGCAGCAATTTCTTGCATTGCTGGGCGTGGCCCTGCATGACCGGCAGATCGCCAGTCGCTTGCACCATCAGGTCGGTGGTTTGGGCCGAATAATTGGCAAAAGCAGCGACGAATTTCTCGTACTGCTGCGGGGCCGCGTTCCGCAGGAACCGGGTCGCTTCAGCAATTTCCTTGGTCGATACGCTCATTGCCCACTGGTATCGTCCGGAAGCGGTGGCCCGGCTCCTGCCGCCGGCGGCGGTCCCATGCTGGCAGGCGGGCTCGAGCCCAGCGACGGGCCGCCCATGGGCGGGGCCGGCGTCTGCGACTGATCGTCGGTCGGCTGCGGCGCGGCCGGATACTTGTTTTGCATCTGCGCCAGCGGGTCGCCGCCGGTCAGCGAGCTGCGGCCACCGGAAGGAATGCGTTGCTGGACCGAACCCTTGCCGACGTGCTTGACCACGCGGCCGTGCTTCGAAAGCGGGGTAAGATGTTTTTTAAAGACCATATTTCGGGCCTCCGTAGCCGATGCCGGCGCCCTGCACCCCCATGTTCGGGGCACTGGACAGCGGCGTTGAGCCCTTGCCGTAGTCGCGGGTGGAGATCGGCTTGAGCCGCGGGGGCATCGTCACTGCCTTGGTGGGATCGATCGGCTTGGGCGCCTTCGGCATCGGCACCTTGGGCATGCGTGGACCGCTTCCTCGTGCCATAGGCTCCTCCTTGTGTTAAAGTGCGCAGCAGGATCAGTGCGCTAACACCGATCCCGCCACTTACCCCTGAACCGTAAGGAGCGGTCCAATGGTCAAGCTCATAGATATCACAGGTCAGCGTTTCGGGCGTCTCGTTGTAGTTCAACGTGCGAACAGCACCCCCAGGGGCAAAGCACGCTGGCTTTGCCAATGTGACTGCGGAAAAGCTCACGTAACAACCTCCGAAAATCTCAGGTGCGGCGACACCAGATCGTGCGGCTGTAGAGGACGAAAATACCGGCATGGGCTGGTTAAGCATCCTCTCTACGAGACTTGGCATTCCATACAAGGCCGCTGCAACACCCTCACCCACAGCAACTACAGGAACTACGGTGGCCGTGGTATCAGAGTTTGCGCTCGCTGGCGTAACGTCGCAACTTTTATAAACGACATCCTCACCAGTATCGGAGAACGTCCTCCAAACCAAACACTCGACCGCATAGACAACTACGGAAATTACGAACCAGGTAACGTCCGCTGGGCTACTCCACTAGAACAAGCCTACAACAGCCGTCGATCCGAACGTGCACGCCAACGTCGTGCAGTACAACTCAAAACACAGCATACACAACCTTAGCGGGCACCTGTTTGGCCTGCCGTGGCCGGGACGCTCGGATTGTAGCCGAACATCTTGCCGGAGCCGCCGGAGGCGAATTTCGCGCCTGGAGCGCTGCTCTGATCCTTGCCGGTGTCGCCCGGCTTGTCCGGGCCCGCCGCCTGCGGTCCGAACATTTTCGTCGTGCCACCTTCTGCGAAGGTCACGTCTTTCTCAGACTCGGTCTTGGTTTTGGCGTTCATGGCACTGCCTCCTGCTGGTTTCCACGCATTCTACCGTAACCCCATCAATCGAACAACAGATCGAGGATGACCTCGTGTCTCGATCCGGCCGGCTGCACCGGCACGTTGATCGTGACGACCGGACTGACAAGGGACGCCGAATCAGCTCCAGCGATCGCCACGACACCTGTCGGAGGCGGAAATTTACTGCTGGCGGACGCCCCGCCGAACCAATTGACGATAGCGCCTCCCTGACCAGCAGGACTATTGGTCCCGACCCAGTACGGGCTGATGTTCAAATCGAAAGTAAACGACATCGACTCTCCATCCGCCACTGCCCATATCATGACCCGGACAACTTTTTTGATAGCCATTCTACAATCCTGTTAAATCGTAGCCCATCAAGTAGATGTCACCAGTGGCCGGTGCGCCTCCCTTGGTCCCAACATGA